TGTTTAATTCTGCTGCGGTTGTTGTAACGGCTGAACCACCGATAAGCAACTTGTCTTTAACAACGTCAATAACTGTTGAGCCAGCGGTTAACAGCTTGTCAGCACTTTCATCCCAAAGCAGATAGGCTCCTGATGTAGCACCAAAGAACTTAACGTCAACGCCAGTATCGTCTACACCAAAGGTAGTAGCACCGTCTATCTGTACTGCACCGTCAACATCTACAGCGTCTAAATTGGTTGTTCCGTCTATATCAACATTTCCTGATATGTCCAAAACAGCCGCTGTTAGTGTCCCTGTAAACGTAGGACCAGCTACGTCAGCTTTAGTTGCTATTGCTGTAGATATGTTATCAAATTCTGTTTCAAATTCTGCGCCTTTAATAACTTTGCCAGAATCACCACTAGGAAGACTATCCTTAGCTTCAAAGTCTGTAGTCTTAGTGTAATTGGACATTCGAGCTTCCTATTGCGGAAAAAGAAAAGAAATTAAAGAGGGGCCTGTGAAGACCCCTCCTTAAAAGTTCGTTACTCAGCGATTGCGAGAACGAAACCAGCTTCAGGACGATAGACCTGAACACCGTACAGGCAGTCAGCCGTGTACAGGGTAGACAGGTATTCCTGCTTGTACTGGGTTTGAGAGCGTACTGACTGTTGCTCTGCAAGGACAATAGCGTCCTTGTGGAAAAGCATAGCAGCACGAGTATCAGCAGAGGAGGCAGTGTTGTCGCCTGCTGCTTCAATGGTTGCACAGTTAGAAGACACGTAAACGTCTACACCGTACAGATTACCGATAAGACCTGAATTTGTAGTCTGACCACTTACGAAGTCAGAAGATACATAACGGTCAAGACCCATAATCGTCTTACGAACAGAAGGCGGGATAACAAGTACACGACCTTCCATCGGTACGTTGTTGTCGTCCAGCTTCTGAATCATGTCACGATAAAACGCATCAGTGAACACATCAGTCGCTACAATAGTGTCGTCTGTGTACTGAGTTGTTGTACCGCCGTCGTTGAAGAAACAACCTGTATGCTGGTAGTCAGTAGCAGCAGCACCGTGTACAACGGCTCCACCATCACCAAAACCAGTGCCACAAGCATGGAGGTCAGTGTCTACTCGCACTGCGAGAGAGTAACCAGCGTCTTCAGTGTAGAACTGACGGAGGCTGCTGAGAGCCTGAACTTCAACAATGTCTTCAATCAACCTTGAGTATTCAAAGTGACGATTGATGTCGATAGTCAGTTCTGATTCAGTGTTGGCAATGATAGTAACCGCTGTATCAGCAGCTTTCGCATTGGCATCACCACGAGTGGGTTTAGGGATGTGAATCTTGTCGCCCTTCTTGCCATTCATAGAAATTTTCTTGACAAGAGGAGCCATTTTAAGATTCTTCTGATAAGCAGCAATGATTTCGTCCGACCATATTTCGGGGACAAAAGTTGCGGCTTCTGTTAGTGCAGTATTACCCGCTGCACCGGGATATGTTGCAGTAGCCATTAGTCAATTACTCCAATAGTTATTTGACTCGACCCTCTGCGTATGCCTTCAAAATTTCTTCTGACAAAGCTTGATAACGCTCAGGGTCAGTTTTCATTAGTTTAATAATGTCGGCCCGACGATAAACTTTTCTTCTTGGCCCCTCTGAGCTACCTTGTGTGTTACCTGTATTAGCCGCTTTAATTTGTTGCTTACGCGCCTGTTTTTCAACAGTAGCTGTTTGTGCTGCAATTCCTTTTCGTTCTTTCCAAAGAGAAAACAACTCATCAGCAGCGTCAGCATTAAAATTTTGATCGGCTTCTATAAATAACTGCGTCCTGATTTTAGAAGCGTTAATCCACCCTGCAAAACCTTCATCTTGAAGAATTTCTTGCATGTCTGGGTGTTTGTTTTGAAGTTGTGCCAGCGAAGTCTGTTTCTTGTACTGCGCTGTGTACTTTTCCGCTTCTTTTATTTTAGGATGGTTCTCAACAGCACGATTAACGGCTGCTTTAGGGTCCGTGAAGAAATCAATATCATCTTCAGGCTCAACTGTTTGTTGAGGTGCTACAAGTTGTGATTGATCAGCAATGTAATCATCAACAACTTTACGAAGCTCACCTACTTCAGACGACTGACGACCTAGCATTTTTTCAGCTTCTTGGTGCATCTGTACAACTTCTTCCAGAGACTTGTTTTGGTACTTCTCTGGAATTGTAGGTTCTTCTATTTGAGGTTGCTCAACTTCTTGTTGAATCTCATCTGCTTCGATTTCTAAAGTGTCTGCTTGTTCCTCTTCAGGAGGCAAATCAACAATAGTTGCTCTTGACATAATTAAACTCCGTGAACATTTGTCATTATGGAGATTGAGTTTTTCTACCTGCTTGTTCGTGTTCCTTTAGCCACTTGAGGTGTCTACCGGGAAAATCTCCGGTATGACCGTCAAGTACAAAAGACGGGGCAGATAGCATTTTAGTAGCAGTTTTGCCACAACCGCACCTACTGGTTGTCACACCACTACTAACAAACTTTTCAAAAACAGTACCACAAGGGCACTTAAAATCATAGACTTTAAGCATCTTATTCTCCCGTGTCGGCTTCTGCTTGCTCTCTAGCTGCTTCTATTGTACCGTCTAGGTTCAATATAGCAGTAAAGGCTGCAACTTGGCCTTTGCGGAAGAATAGGTCTTCTAAGTCTTTAACTGACGTTAGGTCAGATAGTTTGTTTATATTATTGGAAAGCTCTTCTAAGAGTTGTTTGAAACCACTATGATTAAATAACTCATTATAGTTATTAAAATAAGTTTCAAGCTCAGGAGACATAGGTTTCCTCTAGTGTTAACTATAAGAATAGTTTAACACATTTTTAAACAAATGTCAAGCTTTTTAATAACTTTTTCTTGGTCTTGACTTTTTAAGTTTTTTTCCTGTTCTGTTTGCAGCCTGTTTAGCTTTTTGCATTCCTTTTTTAGTATAAGGGTACTTTACGCCGCCTACTTTCGGCATCGGATCACCTCCTAGTGGTTTAGTTATCTTTTTGGTCTTCTAGCAGTTTTAGCTGCTTGTCTAAAGTTTTTAGCGGTTGGTGCTCCCTTTGTTCCGGGTTTTCGCATCTTTTCACCACTACCTGCTTTAATTCTAGCTCGTTTTCTTCTTATGTTTTCGTAGAGTCCACGTTTTGCCATTACCATTTCACCTTATTTGCCCAATATGCTGCTGAACACTTACCTTTTGCTATATTCTTAGCGTGTCTAGCCTTAAAAGACTTACGCCTAGCTTTGTCTTTTGCAGACTTAGGATTCTTACCTGCACCACTGACGCCTTGTTGACCAAAGCGTATAGTTTTAATACTACCGTCCTCACACTTAGCAACAACTACATGAGACTTAGTAGGATGACTAGGCGTTCTTTTTGGCTTGTTGAACCCGCTTACTCCTGCTCTTGCTAGTCTTGGGTCCTTCTTCTTTGCCATTAGACAACTCCTTGATCTGGCGTTCCAACGCTTCTAAGCGGTTCCATTGGGGCTTGAGGCGACGGTCTATTTGGTTCAGGAGTGTTTCTAGTTCGTTGTTGGTTAGCATTTTCTTTACCTATAAGCTCTCTTTCTTTAAGGAGAGTTTCAGCAACACGTAAGCGTCTCTCAAACTCTTTATCTTCTTGATCACCTTCTTTTAGGTTTTTAGTTATTGCATTGATCAAATCAATTTCAAGCTCTTTTGGAACTGTTTCGGCTTCAATCGACAGTTTAACTGCTCTGGCGGAAGATTCTTGCGCTTGTGCAGATAAAGCAGCCGTTTGCGAGTTTTGGAAAGCAAGTTGAGCCTGTTGCGTAGCTACTTCCAGTTCCTGTGTTTGAGGATCAGGTTGCATAGCTTGTTGCATTGCCGCAAGAAGTTCTTCACGGTTAGACAAATTCATGTTGTCAATAATGGACTGTACTAAAGTAGAATACAAAGGTGTATCTTGTTGCATGGTTTGTAACAACTGTACAAGTTGTGTAACTTCGTATTCTCTAGCAATGATACCCAGAGTGCTACTGGCGTTAAACTTGTAGTCAGCAACGGGGTAGCTTTCAGGGTCAAACTGCATATAACGATAAGCAGCTTTTTTTACAAAAGGTATTAGGAACGACTGTTGGAAGTTTATCAAAGTGCGTTTATGACGTTTAATAATAGCACCAAGAGACATAGAAATACCAGCGGCAGTTGCTTCACCATTGACAGAACCAGCAATTCCCGCTGAGTCTACGGCTCCTGTAGCCTGTTGCACCATCTGTTGCAAAGCTGCTGCTTGGGCAAAAGTAATTTGATTAACTTGTCCAAAATTAAACGGCTGTAAAACTTCACGAGGATCACCACTGGTTAGTATCATTTTACCGGGACGTACTTCTGGTTTAGCACCTCTAGGCAGTCTGGTTGCGTCAATAGCCAACATGGGATGTATGGTGAGACTAAGAGCGTCTATTCTTGCCCTGAGTTCTGTGTCAAGGGCTTTCTGTGAATTGTAACCTTTTTCACAAACACCACGACCCCAGAACCTACCCGGAACTACGTCCCACGGAAAAGCAACTATCGGCCTGTCCTGCATCATGTAAGGGTTGGCTTCCGCCTTTAAAAGAACACCACCGTTAGCAATAATAACAATAGCTTCGACGTATTTAGAACCTTCTTTCTTTTCTTCCGTTAATTCTTCAACTTCTTCATCATCTTCCGTCAAAGCAGAGTCTAAAAGTTCTTTAGGAACTAAACCATAATATTTAGTAAGACGCACTTTGTCGTCATGGTAGATAGTAAGGTCTTGATCTGGCTCTAGGTCTGTATCAGGCGCTGCTGAACCAATTAAAACGTCCCTGTAAACACCTTGTTCTTGGAGAATCTCTACTTGGTGTAAACTAACAAATTCATCTACTGCAACACCCATAGCGTCTTCAACGGACGTTGCTACAGGGTCAATTAGAAAGTTTTGCGGCATTACAGGCTTAAGTTTTACTTTTACCCTATCTTCTACAGTAACACCTACAGCTTGCAAGTCACCGCCCATAATCGGTTGGGTCGCAGGGGCCATTTCCTTCATTTCTTCTATAACAATCTCACCAACGCCTGTACCAAACACAGCAGCGTTAATTAGACACTCAGCCACTGACTTACGAACCTTACAGTCCTCAAAGTCTTCCATAAGCTTGTTACGTAGGAACATAACGTCCTGACGGTCTGTGTCACCTAGATTGTCGGAGACATCAAACCACTTACCGCGCCCAAAGGTAGCTTCCTCTAGTTCTGCTACATTAGACTCCACAGCCTGTTGTAACGCAGGGGAAATAATACGAGAGCGTTCAGAAGCTCTGTCACTGTCAGCAGGGTCCCATATACCACGCCATAGTCTGTAGTATTCGTCAAAGCGGTAAGAGTAGTTAGACTCGTAGTGGTCACGCCAATCTTCGCATTTGGTGATAACCCAGTCCTCAATAGATTCCTCTACCATCAGCGGGTCTGCTTCGTATATATCACTCATATTTTAATATCCTGCTACCACGTCCAGTATTTCGTGGTTGTCAATTTCGTAGTCGTAGTCATAAGCGACATTTGCAAGCTGGTCTATGTAAGCCAAAGCGTCCACAAGGTCGTCATGGGTTAATGGGTCAGGAAACTGGAACAATTGGTCCAAGAACCTAGCGTTCCACTCTCCTTTGTTTAAAGTAACGTAACCGTTTTCAAAGCGTCCCTGTAACGCCCACATTACCCTGTCAGTTTTTTTCTTGTTACCGTGGGTTAGTTCCTCAACTCTGAAGAACGTCCCGTACCGCTTCTGTAAGTCTGTCAGCGGAGACATTACGGCTTGTTTAGCAATGCCTCTTTCGATACCCACACTAACGGGCTTGTAGTCTCTAACTGCCTGAAATATTTTGGCGGCTGTCTCATCAAGGCTCCATCGCCCATAAATAATATTATCAACGTACCAACCGTTAGGGCTGACTTTGGTGACGGCAATCGCCGTTTCGTCCAACTTAGAATTTTTAGTTCTTTTCTTGTTAACTTCTTCAAAACCTGCCAAGTCAACAGCAATGTAGTAATCACCCTCCTCTTGTGAGTTTTCGGATACTTTAACCCATTCTTCTTTAAACATCTCAGAGCCACGAGCTTCAAAAGACGCCATGAACTCCTGACGGAATGCGTAGCTGGACATAGACTTCTTAGCTATATCTATTTCTTCTGCGTCCAACAACGGATTGTCGTAGGACGTATAGTGCCACGTCTTGTAAGTTTTATCATCTCCTAACTCACCGTACTTGTACAGTTCGTAGAAGTGGTTACGACCCATAGGTGTACCTATGAACATCGCACAACCTTTTTGGTCAGCTAAAGCAGGTCTTAGTATCTGCTCAAAGACTTCAGGCTTCATATCAGCGTATTCGTCCAATACCAAAAACTTTAAAGACACACCACGCATTGTTTCCGGTCTGTCTGCACCTTTAAGACTAATAGTAGCCCCGTTGACCATTTTTATTTGCAGGTTGTTAATGTGGCTCCCCGAAATAACGGGATGCCCCAATTCCAACAACGTCTGCCACATAATGTCTCTAGCCTGTCCCTGAGTGGGTGCGACATAGAAAACATGCCCTCTATCAGCTTGTAGAGCGTTAATTATCAACATCCAAGCAGCCAAACGCGACTTACCTGTACGTCTACCAGCAGCAACGATCTTAAAGCGAGTGGTGTCGTTCCAGACTTCCTGTTGCCACGGAAGTAACTCAATGTTAAGGTCTGTCACTTTTTAGTAACAACTACAGCCGTACCGCTTAATTTTACTTTATTTGGTACAGTTTCTACGGTATATCTTGTTCCTAAAATTTCCTCAACATCTTTTTTTAATTCTGTGGGTTTAAAACCTTTTTGGTAGTTTCCGTCACTAGTCCAATAAGCGTTTGGTTCTTTTGCAGGGGTAGACGTTTTGCTTTTTAATCCTGCTTGGGCCGCGCTTTCGCTCCAAGTTTGAATAAGGGCTTTTCCTTTAGATTTTAATGCTTTTCCAATATTTAAAATAGCTTCTACTCGCAGTTCTGGCGGAAGTACGTTAATAACATTAGTTGAAATAATTTTACCATACTCGTTTGCAGGAACTTCAGAAGGGTTTTTAAACGTAGGTTTAAAACCTTTTTGCGGAAAAGGTTCAAAAGTATCATCTGCTTTTATAGCTTTTGCGTTTTTTCCTAGTCCTGCCCCATAATCTAAAACTTTTCCTTCAGCCCCTAAAGTATCTAAATAATCAGAAGCTTTTTTTGCTGTGTTTACTGTATTAGAACGCTGTGTTTTCTGAGACGCTCTGTTTTGTAAGTAATCGCTTCCTTTTCTAGCGGCTCTTGCTGCATCAGCAGGTGCTCCTAAAAAGGGAATAGACGACGCAGCGGCTAACGCAGCATCAACATAGTTTCCTTCTATTATGTTTTTAGGTGTATCGTAAAATAAAGCCTTTGCATCTCCGACAACAGGAGTTAAGTCTAATCCTAACTCTAAAGCTAGTTTTTCATTGTCTGTCAGCATCCCCATTAAGTTTGTCCTTGCTTTTGTCTGCGTCCAAATGTGTTTTGTTTGTCGTTTCCTCTTCTAACTCCAGAGTCGGATCGCCGTCCCAGTTGAGGTCCATTTGGATTGCTATTGTTTTTTTGTAGTCTCGTGATTGGTTGGACACGGGTAATCCTCACATTAGTATAACCACATGACAGCAGGTGTTCCTCTAGTGTCTACGTGTATAAATGTCTTGTCCACGCCAATACCAGTGAATCCTAGTTTCATAGCCTCTTTAACAATACAGTGTCTTTCGGCAGCAGTGGTAATTCTTATGTCTGCTGCTATACCCTGTGCATGAGTACCGGGTACAGCCTTTGCTGCCTCAATAGGATGATTAGTGGGGTGTCTAAAGCCGCTTGTAACGACAAAAGCAAAGTTACAGGCAAGACGCAAAGCGTCAAGCTTCTCTAGGAACTCAGGTTCCATACGATTCTCACCTGTTTCTTGGCAGTCAAACTCTGACAATTGGAAAAACCTAAGCTTCTTCATTAACGATTTCTCCTTCTATGACTTCATCGTTGTTCATGTCAACAGCGCCGACACCAGTAATATTGATTTGTATAGCGTTACGGCCACCGTCCTTCACTACTTCCTTCTCAAAAGCACCTACGGGCAGCATACGGTCCATAATCAGCTTCCAAGCCGCTGATTGATTCTTATGATCGTTGTCCAAAGCGGCATCAAAGATGGTTTCCAAGACTTTTCTGGACTTTGGGGAGGCAAGCATACGAGATTTATACTCATTAATGATTGCTGCATCGCCTTTAGGCCTACCAAGTTGTTTTCTTGAACCTCTTTTTTTAGAATCAACTACTTGTTTTCTAGGTCTACCCCGTTTTCTGGGGATAGACACACTTTCTTCAGACAACAGCATTGCCTCCATATTTAATTAGGAGATACTTTACAGTGCTTTAGAGTAATTATCTATTGGTTTATTCTTTAATAATCCCTCTAAAGAATCACTCTAGGCTTACGCTTCATATTATAGCACATAAGTTAACAAAAGTCAAGAACTTTAGTGTACTTTTGCTGTAGTATGTCTACTTTATCCCGTCCTTTTATTCCTTTTAGTAATATAACACATTAATTAAATAAAACAAAGACTTATTATGCGTTATTTTTGATTACTTTTATTGACTTTTGCTCTTTTTTGTGCGCCAGTGGGAACCGTTAACTATAATAAACTCACACACGGCCCCCGGGGGTCACAATACACAAACTTGGCACGAATCTTGCAAGCCAAAAGTTGGCATGGATTTTGCAGGGGAAACAAAAGTTGGCACGATTCTTGCATGGGTAAACCATTGGTCCGATTGGCACGAATATTGCAAGGCGTGAGTGTGCCAGTGGGACCCTTTAAGCTACATTAAAAACCTATGATTAGTGTTGTGTCTTTAAGCTATATCGCGTATCCTCCGCCTTCACATTAACAGTGGGTGTTTCCCCATGCCAACAATAGGAGAACCAAAAGTATGACCCGTAAAGAAAAACGCAAAGCGCGTAAGATTAAAGCGCGAGCGATCAAGACAAAACGCATCATCAAATTGGAGCGTGAACACGAGCGCCGCAAAGCTAAGCTGCAACGATTAGCAGCAAAGGCCTCATAAAAAACCAACGAAAGGATAGTGAAAATGATTAATGATAAAAACGCTGCAATAATCGCTCAAAAATTCATTGATGCGATTCAAAACGGAACTGTAGACGGCACATGGGTTCGCCCGTGGAATGTGGGAGACAATGGAATGCCACATAATCCGGTATCCGATAAGCCATTTACCGGAACCAATGCGTTCATTCTACTAATGAATGGCGGCGGTCAATGGGCAACGTTTAAACAGTGGAAAAAATTAGGCGCTCAAGTACTTAAGCGGGAAGACGTAGGACCCGGAACGCACGTATTGAGGCCTATTATTAAAAAGGACCCGGCGAACCCGTTGGACGATGGCGTTCTACTAGGTTTTAAGCCATATGTGGTTTTTAGCGCGAACCAAGTTAGCGGATACGAAGCGCCCGTAATTGAAAAACCTGAATTTGATTTTCAATCTATTGAACGGGCGGAAAAATTCATAAAAGCTACGGGCGCGTCCATAAGATACGACGAAGTAGGTGTACGTGGCGCGTATTATAGTCCCGGTATGGATTCCATAAACATGCCAGCAAAAAGTCTGTTTAAGTCTGAAGAGGGTTTTTATTCGACAATCTGCCACGAATTAGCACATTGGTCTGGACATGAGTCGCGCTTAGACCGAAAGCTTAACCACGGGCGCTTCGGCGACGAAGCGTATAGCTTTGAAGAATTGGTAGCGGAATTTACTAGCACGTTCTTGTGCGCGCACTTAGGCGTACATCAAGGGTTTAGGGACAATCACGCTAAGTATCTTAAATCGTGGGTTAAAGTGTTAAAAGACGAGCCTACCGCATTAACTAGCGCCGCCTCGATGGCGGATAAAGCGTTTAACTATCTCAAAACCTTTGACGTTGTCGGAAAGGATAAAATCCGCGCCGCATAACTTCACTTGCTACGAAAGGGCGCTTGCTGGTATAGTGGGCGCCCTTTTTTTATGGGTGTAATTTATGCACAAATTCAAAGCGGCCAGTAAGCGCCGCAAATTAAAACCTGAGAGAGGTTTTGTCCTGTACAAAGGACCATCCGCGCTCGACGGCCAGCCAATTATTGTAGTCGCTACGTTAGTCAGCAAAAACGATAAGACGGGTAATATGATCCAAGTCTGGATTATCAGAGAAGACGTCGAACCTTTGGATGCATCAAAATTAGGATACGATATAAGCATATGCGGCCATTGTGTCCATCGTCACTATCATAAGGGCGCTTGCTACGTGAATATTGGACAAGCGCCGAACGGTGTATTTCGCGCCTATAAGCGCGGCGTGTATCCGTTTTTTGACAGTGAAAAACACAGCGCCTATATAACGGGCAGAAAAATCCGATTAGGCGCTTATGGCGATCCTGCAGCGGCGCCCTATGATGTACTGTCGGATTTTGTCGAGCTTGGTGTAGGACACACTGGCTACACTCATCAATACAATCATCCTAATTTTGATAGTCGATTTTTTAACCTAGTGATGGCATCCGTTGATACACCTAAAATGGCGGATAAACTCCAGAAAAAGGGCGCTAATACTTTCAGAGTGGCGCTTATAGGTGATTCGTTGTCGGATACTGAAAGCGAATGCCTATATGATGCGGAACAATTAAAATGTGCAGATTGTCTAATCTGTGATGGCAATTCTGGTAATGTCGCTATACAGGTTCACGGTAGTCGAAAATCTAATTTCAAATCGGTTTTAATACCAATTATTGAGACATAACTGAAATAAATACTTGACCATAACTAGAAAAAATGTTAAACTCTCCATATAGTTTAGCTAAAAAGCACTATAGAGAGCACTATAGAGAGCACCATAGAGAGCACTATAGACAGCACTATAGAGACAACATAGAAGGCACTATAGAGAGCACTATAGATACCCTTGACTTACACCATAGAGTAGACTATAAACAATACTCTAATGACTATAGAGTACCTATATGAATATATTCAGAGTACACGATAACCCCATAATTGCAGCACAATCTCTGTGTAATAAACACGTAGTTAAAATGGTGCTAGAAACAGCCCAGATACTTTCAGCAGCGCACCACACAGCAAATTCACAGTATGCTGATAAAGTGTACAAAGTTACACATAAAAACCACCCATGTACAAAGTGGGTTCGAGAATCACGCAGTAACTACCAATGGACGTTTATTCATCTGTTAGGCTTGTTAAACGAGTATACTTACAGGTATAATAAACGACATAAAACAAGCAGATTGCTACCCTACTTGTGTATAACACCTAATTTACCCGACGTTGGAGAGACAGAACCACCTCAAGCAATGTATGATGACTGTAGACACCCTGACGTTATTCATGCTTACAGGACATACTACAAAGAACGTCAAACCGAAATAGACATGCAATGGACAAAAAGAAAAAGACCAAATTGGTTAAAAACAACTTGACTGCTAAGTATAGTGGTCGCTATAATCGCGCCCAAGTGTTTAGAGACAGAAAAAAAGACTCTAAACGTGGTTATGAAAAGCATAAGGAGAAAAATTAGCTTATGGGTATGGAAACAGAATTTAGTCGAAACTCGTTAGGACCAATGCAAGAAAGACAGCAGCTTTTGTTCAGAGATGTTGCGTTACACATGATCAGACAAGGCGAAAGATCCTCAAACACAGAGGGTGAGTGCAAGTATCGGTACGGCGATTTAAAATGCGCTGTGGGCTGTCTGATTAAAGACGAGCACTACAGTTCTGCTTTTGAAGATTTAACTGTAAATTCAGCGGAAGTGTCGGGAGCGGTAGAGAAATCTATCGGCAGAAAGTTGCAGGACGAAGACCTTGAAATGTTGAATCTGTTACAGAACGTCCACGATTTCGATCACCCAGAAGAGTGGAAGTTACACTTAAAGGGAGTCGGTCTGCGTTACTTCAACAAAGATTTACACCAGTTAAAAGTATTGAGAGGTTTCTAATGACAGACTACGAAATTGTCACGCTGTACGACAGCACTAACATAACTTTAGCGGACCTTTCGCTTCGTTCAGGGCGGTCAGTTGCGGAGTTAAAAAAACTCCTCATGGAAACTGGTGATCCTTTTGAGGAGCCGTTTGATGATCCCGCCCGTTTTAAATTGAAGAGGTATTTTTAATGCTACCTAAAGAACCCGTCAAGCTTGTTAGTTATACGACAGGAGTAAACGGTGAGTCCATAAAGGACTTAATCGTTTACTGTGCTCGTGTCTCTAATCCAGAGAGTCAATTAAAAGGTGAGAACACCAACAGGCTCTGGAACTATCTAAAAAGAGAAAAGCACTTCAGTCCGTTTGAAATGGCGTCGGTGTGTTTAGAAATAACCTGTAGCCGTAGCATATCAAGACAGCTAATACGACATAGGTCATTCACGTTTCAGGAGTTTAGTCAACGTTACGCAGACCCTACAGAGAGTCTAGGTTTCGCTTTTCAGGAGGCTAGACTACAGGACAGGCGTAACCGACAAAACAGCATAGAGACAGACGACGAGCACCTACAGAGAAAGTGGGTAGCTGCTCAGAGTCATGTTAAAGATATAGCATTAGGTACATACATCAAAGCACTGTCTTTAGGTATTGCTAAAGAACAGGCGCGATCTTTGCTGCCTGAAGGTTTAACACTCTCGAAAGTGTACATGAACGGTACACTGCGAAGCTGGATGCACTTTATTGAAGTACGTACAGACGTATCCGCACAAAAAGAGATTAGACAAATAGCAGAAAGCTGTGATACAATAATCCAAAATTTAGTGGAGAAATAGTTCATGGCGACTAGCAGCTATTGTCACGAAGTAGATATAACAAGCCCTTTAGAAGGCCGCATAACTCAAGACGAAGTAAAAGAGATGGCGGAAGAATTGGCAAACGATGAGCTTATTAGCATGAGATTGGTTGATGTTAATAAGATCCTTTTAGCGTTCTTAACAGAGAAGTACGAAAAAATGCTTCCCTGCGATCTTCAAAAGGTTTATTCTCGTCGCTTTTTTGATCAATATGAGGATTTTATTTAGATGAGCAGGTGTAGAGCTTGTAATGCTATGATGACTGACGCAGAAATGCGTAGAAAAGACCCGAATACTGGAGACTATGCAGATATGTGTACTACCTGTTTTATGTCTTCACTCGATATTTACGTCAGAACAGGTGGTAACATAAATGACGTTGATACCCTTCAATTCATGGAGGGAATAGGGGTTTCTTTTGATGAAACCTATGATATACTAAGGGGTATTCAGTACGAATTTAAAGTACCGGATAACAAAGACAACTACTAATATGGAGTTTTTTGCCTATGGCAGCGCAACGACACGTAACTGAAGGTACTGTAGCCTTTCAATCTCTCCGTGAACATGATTCGTTTAACGGACAAACTACAGGGAAGTACACCCTGACCATTATGCTCCCAGACGATAGTGCTCAGGAGCTTGAAGATCAGGGAGTTAAACTGAAGGATTACGAGGGTAAATCCCAGCGTAAATTCAGCAGTAAGTTCTCTGTTCCGATTTTGAACCCAGATGGGTCGCCTTTCGAGGGCGACGTCACTAGGGGTAGCAAGGTACGTATACAGTACCAGTATGGTAATCCACACCCCGTACACGGTGTTGCTACTTATCTCAACGCTGTAAAGGTGTTGGAGGTTGCTGAAGCTACCGGAACCGACACATCCTTCTAAGGGGGCCTCTTGTCTAACACAGAAAGCAATTTTGTTAGACACGAGGAGTGCCCAAGTTGCGGAAGCAGGAACAATTTAGCTAGATATTCAGACGGGCATGGTTATTGCTTTAGTCCTGAATGCGGCTACTTTGAACCTGCTGACGCAGATTTTTCCTCAGTGGCTAATGGAACCCAACAGCGGGTTATGGTAACAGAAATGGTAGGAGTAATCGCTTCAATATCCGACAGGCGTATATCTGAACAGACGTGTAAAAAATATAACGTCCGTGTAGAGTACGACTCGAAGGGTAAAATCAACAAACATCATTATCCCTTTACGGACATAAACACAGGCGAAGTGGTCTGCACGAAGGTCCGTAGGGTGGAAGACAAGCAGTTTTCAATCAACGGTACTTACGCTAACAATCTTGGTCTTTTTGGTCAGGAAACTTGTAGAGGGACCGGAAAGTACATCACTATAACTGAGGGTGAAATAGACTGTCTCTCCGTTGCTGAGATGTTTGATAGAAAATGGGACGTCGTATCCTTAAGGACAGGCGCTAACTCTGCTGCTAAAGAGATTAAAGAGCAGCTAGAGTGGCTTGAAGGTTATGAGAATATTGTCTTGTGCTTTGATAACGACAAGGCAGGGCAAATAGCCGTAGATTCTGTCAAAGATTTGTTCAGCCCCAATAAAGTCAAGATTTGTAAACTTCCCCTGAAAGACGCCTCAGACATGCTGGTAGCGAATAGGGTTAAGGACTTTACTACGTCTTGGTGGGACTCAAAAACGCACAGGCCTGACGGTATTGTCGCTGGTGTTGATACGTGGGAACATATCTTAAACGCTCACAAAGTTAAATCCATCCCATATCCGTGGGCTGGTTTAAACGATCTTGTGAAAGGTGTAAGGCCTTACGAGCTTGTTACCGTTACTTCAGGTAGCGGCATGGGTAAATCTCAATTAGTTCGTGAGATTGAGTATTTCCTGTTTAATGCTACGAAGGATAATATCGGTATTATCGCTTTAGAAGAATCCATACGGAGAACTGCTTTAGGTATCATGTCAATGGCTGCTAATAAGCCACTACATGAGGACGAAGAAGTTAACCCAGAAACTTTTAAGCAGTATTGGGATTCCACTATGGGAACCAACCGCTTTTATTTGCTTCAGCATTTTGGCTCAACGGCGGAAGATACTTTGATGTCCCATGTTCGTTATCTGGCAAAAGCACTAGACTGCAAGTGGATAATACTTGATCACTTAGCTATTGTTGTGAGTAGCCAAGAGCATGGAGATGAGAGAAAAAACATAGACGCCATTATGACTAAACTTAGGACTTTGGTTCAGGAGCTTGGCGTTGGTTTATTTCTAGTTTCACACCTAAAGCGCAGCGGAGGGACATCCCACGAAGAAGGTGGGAAAATATCTCTCTCTGAACTTAGGGGTTCTCAATCCATTGCTCAACTATCAGACATAGTTATCGGTTTGGAGCGAGATCAGCAGAACGAGTGTGAAGTCATAAGGAACACGACAACCGTCCGTGTTTTGAAAAACAGATACACAGGTCTAACTGGTCCAGCTTGTTACCTGCGTTACGACAGAGAGACAGGCAGAATGTTTGAATCCCCAAAACCGGAGGAAACATCAAGTGATTTCTGATATAGACAAAATTGTATCACTTAAAGTAGATACAGACATCGTAACTCATGCCCATAAAAAAGCGGTTGAAATGGGAGAGTTAAAAAACTCTATCACGAAAGGCGGAGGAAACTTAGTCGGTTTCATAGGAGAAGGTTTAGTCCACAAATATCTGCTCGATAATGAAGAGACAGTTCGCTGGTCAAACACTTACGATTATGATATAGTACTGAATAATGGTTTCGCTATCGACGTGAAAACAAAACGAACTAACTATAAACCAAAATTGGAATATGAATGTTCTGTAGCATCTTTAAATACAAAACAAAGATGTGACGTTTACGTTTTTACACGAGTAAAAGGTGATATGTCTGTAGGTTGGCTCTTGGGTTTTTTACCGAAAGACGAATACTTTGAAAAAGCAAACTTTATGGAGAAGGGAGCTATTGACCCTTCTAATGGATGGCAGGTAAAATCGGACTGTTACCAAGTACCGATTAGTGATTTGAGGCCAATGGATGAGCTTACTTCAAAAAGCATTGATTCTTGATATTGAAACGGATGGGCTAGACGCTACTAAAATATGGTGTTGTTCTACAAACCTTTTTGGCACAGTCTACAACGAGCAGGAGTTTAAGGAGGGACTAGCCTCTTGCGGCACTACCTCCATTGTAGCACATAACGGGATAGGTTTTGATTATCCAGTTCTGGAAAGAATTTGGAACGTGGATTGGTCTGGCTACGATCTGTATGATTCGTTAGTTCTGTCCCGTTTAGCAAACCCTTCAAGAGAGAAGGGACACTCTCTCAGACAGTGGGGAGAGACACTGGGTTTTCCTAAAGGAGAGCACGAGGATTGGACACAGTTAACCTGTGAAATGGTTAAATACTGTGAACAAGATGTTGCCGTCACGGTTCGAGTTTTACAGCAACTACAGCTAGAACTTTCTGGTTTTGGTGAAGAGGCTATAAAACTAGAGCATGATGTTCAACGTATAGTTCAAAAACAGGTCGGCAATGGCTGGCTAATAGACGATAAACACGCTAACTTGTTGTTAGCTGAATTAAAGGAGAAACTTTATGCGCTTGAGGATACTGTTCATAAAACTTTTTTACCGTTACCAACATACGTTAAGACCGTTGTACCGAAAATTAAGAAGGATGGTACGCTCTCTACAGTTGGCCTAAAGTTTTTAGGTGACGCTTGGACTCAGGTTGTCGGAGAATTTTCTCGTGTAGATTATCCTCCCTTCAACTTGGGTTCTCGCAAACAAATAGGCAGATACCTACAGCATTTTGGGTGGAAGCCTACTGCCTTTACAGAGAAAGGACATGCCATTGTAGATGAGTCTACACTAGACAATGTGCAGGGCATTCCTGAAGCCAAGCTTATTGCTGAATACATCATGGTTCAGAAGCGTATAGCTCAAGTTCAAAGCTGGTTAGAGGCTGTTAAGGACGATGGCAGGGTGCATGGGTACGTCAATTCAAACGGTGCTGTGACAGGCCGTATGACCCACTCAAGCCCTAACATGGCACAGGTTCCCTCAACTAATTCGCCTTACGGTGAAGAGTGCAGAGCTTGTTGGGTTGCACCGGAAGGTTACAAAGTTGTTGGGATGGACGCAAGCGGTCTTGAATTACGTATGCTTGCTCATTACATGGGAGATAAGGAGTTTACCAATGTCCTCCTCAAAGAAGACATACACACAAGAAATCAGTTGGCTGCTGGACTTGAAACAAGACCTCAGGCAAAGACTTTCATCTATGCTTTCCTCTACGGGGCTGGAGACGCTAAAATCGGAAATATCGTTGGAGGAAGCGCATCAGATGGTGCTTATCTCAAAGAAAGATTTCTCAGAAACACACCTTCTCTTGGAAGTCTACGAGAACGAGTGGTTAAGGCTGCTGGGAGAGGCTATCTCAGAGGACTCGACGGTAGAAGACTTTTTATCAGATCAGAACACGCTGCATTAAACACTTTGTTGCAGTCAGCGGGTGCTTTGGTTATGAAAAAGGCTTTGATCTTGCTAGATGAGTATGCTAAACTATGGGACATAGACTATAAGTTTATAGGAAACATTCACGACGAGATTCAGAGCGAAGTGATTGAATCAAAAACAGAGGTCTTTGGTGGACTAGCAGTTTCCTGTATACAGGCTGCTGGCTTACATTGGGACTTGAACTGTCCTTTGGACGGCGAATACAAGGTGGGAGACACATGGGCACAGACACATTAATAGATGACATATATCATCTAGTTTCAACGCACAAAGTTCCAGAAAGTGTTGATGTAGAAGCTGAAATAGACAAGTTCGGGGAAGCTATGAAAGCTCTCATGCGTACTGAATTTAGTAGGGAACGTGTCGAAGACAGGCGGAAATTACGGCTATCTATGATAGGAAGACCAGATAAGTTCATCTGGAATAGTTTTCACGATACTATCAAAGAAGAAATAGCTCCGCACACCTATGTCAAATTTCTATACGGGCATGTTATAGAAGAGATGCTTTTGTTTCTGACTCGCATGTCTGGACACAAAGTAACTGACGAGCAGAAGAAGTGTAAAGTAGAAGGCGTGACAGGACACATGGATTGTAAGATTGATGGTGTTGTTACTGACGTTAAATCTGCTAGTGTGTTTGGGTTTAAAAAGTTTAAAGAACGAAGAGTTCCTGAAGACGATCAGTTTGGTTACGTAGATCAAATCAAAGCTTACGCTCACTCAGAAGGAGAGAGAAAGTTTGCTTGGCTTGCTATGGATAAACAGAACGGTCATTTAACTTTTTGTATGCACGATTTAGACGACACGTCTGATCCTATGCACGAGCTTCTACAGGGAGACATTGCGGAAAGAGTTAAGCATATAAAAAAGTTAGTAGAACAGGAGGAGCCATCAGATTTCTGTTATCCCGACGTTCCAGAGGGGAAAGCTGGAAATCGCAAATTAGCTATTGGCTGTTCTTACTGTCTTTACAAAGAAAAATGCTACCCAAATTTGCGAACATTTTTATACGCAAAGGGACCAGTTTTCTTAACGCATGTAGAAAAAGAGCCAAACGTCATGGAGGTCAGAAGTGACTTCTAAAAAAGCACGTTATGGTAGGTATAGGTCGGGTCTTGAAAAAAAGTTTGCTGAGAGTATTCCTCCCAGAACGATGAAGTATGAGCCTTACTCAATACCTTATACGATGCACAGAGAATATAAACCAGATTTTGTCTTCAATGATTGGTTGTTTGTAGAGTGCAAAGGTTTCTTTCGGCAAGGAGATACTTTAAAATATAAATCAATACGAGACTCTTTAAGTAATGAAGAGCTTGTGTTTGTTCTTTCTGATCCAAACAAGAAAATTCGCAAAGGGGCTAAGATGACGATGGGCCAGTGGTGTGAAAAAGAAGGTTTGAAATTTTATACCGTGTCTACCGTTAGCGAGTTACTTGATTATGCAAATGCTGTATGAAGAACTTAAGGAACGTATCTTACAAGAGTACGACGTTGATCTTCTTTGTGAAACACTGAGCATCAGTGCTGAAGATTTACTGGATGCTTTTGAATCGCGTGTCCTGCAAAATTTAGAAAAGTTTGATGAATTAGAGTTATCGGCTTATGAAGAGGAGGACTAAGATGGGTATTGATACCGCTACTCCACAAGAGTGGGACAAAGCTTTTGACGCCGTTACTAGACCAGCGCATTACAACAATGGTCAAGTCGAGGCTATTGAATACATCAAGCAGCAGCTTGGTGAGACAGGGATAATGGACTACTACGAAGGTTCAGTCCTCAAGTACCTCCACCGTTGGAAGTACAAAACTAACCCAATAGAGGATCTTAAGAAGGCCCGTTGGTACTTGGACCGTCTTATTGAAGCAGTAGAGGAGGAGTGATGAAAGTTATCAAAGGTAACTTTAAAGAAAAGACAGAAAAAGTCGGAGTTCCAGAAGTTTTTAACGCCATCACATCCGTTGAAAACTTAAAGGATTACAGTGATGCTTTCTGTATAATAAAATCGGACGAATACATAATGGTGTCTACAAACATGGACTCTGCCGATTTGAATTTTTTGTTCGATCAAATGAAAATGACTTTATTAACCAGTGGGGAATATGAACTTTAATGGACGCCTACCAGCAGTACATACATAAATCTAGGTACGCCCGTTACCTACCGGAAGAACAACGCCGGGAATCTTGGGAAGAGACAGTGAACCGTTACTTGGACTTCTGGGTAACACAAGAGAAGCTGACTAGCAAAGAAGCTAAAGACCTTTACAAACAGATACACAGCTTGGAAGTTATGCCCAGCATGAGGGCCTTGATGACTGCGGGAGAAGCTCTGTTAAGAGACAATGTGGCTGGCTTTAACTGCTCTTATCTACCCATAGATCACCCTAAAGCCTTTGACGAAATGATGTACGTGCTTATGTGCGGCACAGGTGTTGGATTTAGTGTAGAGCGTCAGTACGTTAGTAAGTTACCAGAGGTTGCAGAGGAGTTTTATGATACCGATACAGTTATACACGTCGCTGACTCTAAGATTGGATGGGCAAAAGCATTCAGGGAGCTTGTTGCAATGCTCTATTCTGGTCAGGTTCCAAAGTGGGACGTCTCTGGAGTTAGACCTGCAGGGTCAGCCCTTAGAACCTTTGGAGGTAGAGCGTCTGGTCCAGAGCCTCTTGTCGATCTCTTCCTATTCACCGTTGAAGTTTTTAGGACGGCTGCTGGAAGGAGACTTAGTTCCATTGAGTGTCACGATCTCTGCTGTAAGATTGCACAGATCGTCGTCGTCGGCGGTGTCAGGCGATCTGCTCTCATCAGTCTCAGTAACCTCACTGACGACAGAATCCGACGAAGCAAGTCAGGGCAGTGGTGGGTCGATAACCCTCAACGTGGTTTAGCTAATAACTCAGCTTGTTACACAGAGAAGCCAGACTTTGAAGCATTCCTCAACGAGTGGCAGAGTCTGTACGAGTCACGATCTGGTGAACGTGGTGTCTTCAGCCGTGTCGCTAGTCAAGCACAGGCTGCTAGGAATGGACGTAGGGACGCAGAGGTAGACTTTGGTACTAACCCCTGCTCTGAAATCATACTCAGGCCATATCAGTTCTGTAATCTGTCTGAGGTTGTTATACGAGCCGACGATACTTTACAAAGTTTACGTTTAAAAGTTAGATCAGCAGCAATACTGGGTACGCTACAAGCTACCTTGACTAACTTCAGATATTTAAGAAAGATATGGAAGGACAATACGGAAGAAGAAGCACTACTGGGTGTATCACTAACAGGTATCATGGATCATCCAGTGATGTCAGGAAGAAAAAATTATGAAGACCTGCAATATTGGCTTACGCAACTTAAGGACGAAGCTATCAAAACTAACGATAAATGGGCGAAGCGTCTTGGTATTAACGCTAGTACTGCTATCACTGCTGTTAAGCCAAGCGGCACAGTAAGTCAGCTAGTGGACAGTGCGTCTGGGATACACCCTAGATACGCAGAGCAGTACATACGTAGGGTTAGGGCTGACGCCAGAGATCCTCTGTGTAGCGTTCTGGAGGTCGCTGGAGTGCCTGTAGAGGAAGATGTAACCGCCCCTACGACTAAGGTCTTTTCGTTCCCTATACGCTCTCCTGAGAACGCTGTAGTGGCTCCTGAGATGGGTGCTATGGAACAGTTAAAACTGTGGGAAATGTATCAAGATTATTGGTGTGAACACAAACCAAGCATGACGTGTTACTACAAGGACGATGAGTTTTTAGAAGTGGGACAGTGGCTGTACAACAAGTTCGACAAGGTAAGTGGCATTAGCTTCCTGCCTTACGCAGAACACACGTACCAGCAAGCACCTTACGAGCCTGTAGACAAGAAGACTTATGAGACTATGATTAAAGGTTTCCCAACGGAGATCAACTGGAATGTCTCAGAGGAATCGGACATGACTGAAGGGTCACAGCAGTTGGCCTGTACTGGTAACAGTTGCGAGATATAAGCCATGTCCTACAGTGATAAAGTAATGGATCACTACGAGAACCCACGGAACGTCGGTAAGCTAAACGCTGACGACGAAGACGTGGGTACTGGGATGGTGGGAGCACCTGCATGTGGTGACGTAATGAAGCTACAGATTAAAGTAGGCAACGAAGGCATCATTGAAGACGCCAAGTTTAAGACCTACGGATGCGGTAGTGCCATTGCGTCTAGCTCCCTGCTGACTGAGTGGGTCAAGGGCAGGACTCTGGAAGAAGCAGGTAGTATCAGGAACACACAGATTGCGGAAGAACTAGCGTTACCGCCTGTAAAGATACATTGTTCTGTGTTGGCTGAAGACGCTATTAAAGCTGCTATTAGTGACTACCAAAAGAAAAACAAATAGGCTTATTACATCTGCTCCTCTGCAGCCATTTGTTCAGCTAAGTTACCCATAAGCATTCCTCCTTGAGCAACATTAGAGGCTGTTCCTAAGTAGTTGGGCCTTACTTGTTCCTGTAGTATGTTGGAAGAAGGAGACAAGGTTTCAACAACAGGAGATTCAGACAAAGCGGGTTGGCCTTTAAGCGTCCTTCTGTCTAAGACAGGGTTGTCTGTTCCCAATCTTTGCTTTATTAGGTTTTCTCTTGAAGTAAGATCATCAGACACACCAAAGTTTTTAGAGAGATACTCTGATCTTTCTTCTTTGCTTACGTTTCTTTGTTCTGCTCTGCTTTTACTGTCAATAGTAATTTCGTTTCTAGTTGTATTGCCCCGCATGTTGTATTGTACTGGTGGGAAAACAACAACAAGTGGGTTTCCTCCTAAAGGGTCCATACCAAACAGATCATGCCTGTCAGACTGAACTACAGTTGCTTTACCTGTATTTAAATCTATAGCAAAGAACTGATTCATACCTCCGTGTACTTTACTGGCTGAGTTAATTGAGCCTTGAAAGTATAAGGTATTAGAAGAAGCTTCGTAGTTTACAGGCGGCTCTGCCGCTAATTTTCTACGAGCTATGTTGTATTTATAAGCCGCGCTGTTTTTATCCTGTTTAAAATTAAAGCCTTTTGCTTCTGTTTTCCAAACATCAGCCGGGGCTTCGTTTTGCAGTAGAGCTTTTTCTTTGTCATCTAAAACTCTACCCCGCAAAAGAGATATTGCTTCTTCTGGAGACATGCCTTTAAAATCGTGGACTTCTCCTAAACGAAAAACATTTTTAGATGTTCGACTTTGGCCTCCTCCTGCCGTTAACTCGCTTCGTATGTTTGTAGGATTAAACGGGTCTTCAAAAATAATACTAGGATTACCTTTTATGTTAAGAACACCTCTTCTTTCTGTCCCTAGATTGTGAGCTTTAATTATATGGTTATACAACCTATTTCGCTGAGTTTGGTTAAAGTCATAGTCAGCAGAGTTCCATATTTTTTGATCAAAATCGGCTCTGTTTTTAGGGTCTATGTCGGCTAACCTAGATACTTTACCGACAATGTTTTCTAAGAACGGAGAACCTGTGGAAGGCATTTGGTAGTTCATCATGTAATGAGCATACTTCCAAGCGCCTGAATCTAAATTATAAGAAGGAAGCGAATAAAGATCGGACATTTGTTTTTTAAGAGCGTTAACTTCTTTTGTTATGTGTTCGTACTCTTTTTTCTTTTGCGCTTGTTCGGCTCTAGTTCCTTTTATTGTTCGCAAGTCTATTTTTCCGCTTTCCAATTCTTTTATTCTTCTTTGTAGAGCGTCTGCCTTTTGTAAAGCAACAATAACTTCACCCGCCTGTTCTCGCATACCCCGACTAATACCCATTTGGTCAAAGATTGCTTTGTCTGTTGGGCTTAGTCCTGCCCAGAAACCTCGTTCAAAACCTTTTCCAAGAGCTTTAACGGTCCCTATTACTTTTTTATAAGGATCGTGGCTTTCGTAAAAGTCTTGAACTTTAGTATCCATATTAACAACGGCACTGTTTACACCTTTTTTTACAAACCTAACTCCTAAAAGATCAGTAGCAACCGCTCCGCTTCTTACAGCAGTTTCAGTTTCTTCAGGATAGTTTTCTTGTAAGTAACCAGCAATATCAGTGTTTTCAATAGTGTCTTTTATACTGGTCAACGCTTGTCCTAACAAACCTGTTCCCTTTTCGTACATAGAGTCTACAAAAGGTTCAACAACATAATCATCAGCAACAGAACGATAACCAAGTTCAAGAACATCGCTAAATAAACCTCCTCCTGCTTCTGCGGCTGAAGCTATACCTCTTAACCCTGCTTGAGTGTAGCCAATTTCTCCAGCTTGTCTTTTTAGTTCATCTTCTGCAAGTTGGTTTCCAAAAGTTGTTCCTGTTTCTGATAAAGACTCTCCAAAATTTGTAATAGCGGGAGTAACACCAAAACGCGACATTCCCCCTACAACTGCTGGCATATAAAAAGGACTGTCTACCACATAATCTTTTAGACCTTTTTTAACTGATTCAATTCTATCTACTGTTCTTTCAAGACCAGACATTACTTGCTTTCCTCTTCTTCGTGAGCTTTTTCAGCGTCTTCTGGTAATGCGTTTAAATCGTTTAGCAGTGTAACTAAGAAAACACGGTCTGCTTTTAATTCTTTTATCATGGCAGAATTTTCTGTTTTCTTTAAAGCACTATCTAATCCAAGAATTGTTGTGCCTATTGCTTTTTTAAGTTTGGGAAGAGAAAGACCCCCTTTAATAGCTGCACCTGTTCCAACAATAGCCGCGCCTCCCGCAACATAAGGAGCATATCCTGAAATAAAACCCAGTATAGCAGAACCAGTAAACGCTAAACCTAAAGGAGTCATTGGAACAGTTATTCCTGTAGCTCTTTTTATGTTAGCTTTGATTCTTTCTATTATACCCGGAACTTCTGCAGCAAACTTACTATTAAGTGTGTTTTTTGCATCGAACAATAAAAACTGTTTACGAAGTAGCTGGTCTGCGTTTGCTTCAGGAACAATAGCTTCAAGCTCCTCATTTAATTTATTTCTTATTAAACGAGTTATTCTACTTTCAGAAGCTCTAACTGAGTTATAAGCAGGATCGTTAACATGCGGCCTATAGTCATTAGCTCTTCTGTCTATTTCTCTACGTGCTTGTAAAAGACCTAAAGCTGTTCCGTCGCTATCGTTAATTATTTTAAGTGCAAGGTTAGTAAAATCTTTTGCAAACGACGAGCTTCCACCCGCAAGTCTAAAATCAATAGCTTCGTCAAGTTGACTTTTTGAGTCTAAAAGTTTTTCAATTTCTAAATTTAATTCAAAAATTATAGCATCTTTATCAAACTCAGGGTTTCCAGCTTTATTTATTCTTTTTTCTAATTCTTTAGCAACTGTAACTATTTCTTTATTAACAATAGGAATATTATAACCTGCTGATCTATTAGGGTTTATCCCATTAATATCAGCAACAACATCTATAACTTCGTTTTCAAAACGCGTGGGAACATAAACTTGGTCGTCAAAATACCCTTCAACACGCACTTCTCCTTGAGCTTTGTGTGGTTTTAAAGGTTCTAACATTTCTTGAACACCCGGACGACGGTCTTTAGCTATTCCTTTTTGCCCTTCTTGTTTTAACCTTTTTCCTTTTTCAGGTAAATCTCCCAAAATAGGACTAAGTTTAGTCGGCGGAGCACCTAAAGCAGCAACATCAATAAAACTTTCTATTTGTCTGCCTTTTAATTCGTTTTCTTTTGAAGCGTCTTTCCAATTAAGATAACCTTCGTAGTTTTCTTTTGCAAGGTTTAGAACCTTTTCAGCCCACGGGTTTTCTAATAGAAAAGAAGATAAATCCTTAAAAACATCGACTGCAAACGCTTCTACACGTTCTGGAGCTAAAGCTTGTGCTCCTGCAGACAAAAGCGTTCCCGCTGCTTCACCTGCAGCAGGGATAACGCCTTCTGTTCCCGCAAAAAGAGCCGCTGTGGCTTGTCTTCCAAAAGGTGTACCAGCATTAAACTCACCTTCTAAATATTCTTTGCCAACACCAAAACCTCCTTTTTTATAGGTGTCAAGAGCACTTTTTAAACCCTCTGTTGTATAGGTTGCTAGTTCTTCCGGTGATCGTGCTTTATAAGGCGACTGCAAAGGTTCTTCCGGTATAGCAAGATAAGCCTCTCTCAACCCTTGAACATATACGCCCTGCTCTTTTTTTTCATCCCCATCAGGCATATTATCAAAGCTCATCAAAGCCCTTTGCAACTCATTAAAAATGTCTTGTCGTGTAGGTTGAGCCACTATTTTGTCCTTATTAAGGTTGGAGATCACCAGTTTTTAAAAACGCTTCAAGCCTTTCAGCACCGCTCATGCCGGAATTTGCAACTTCCGTTTGTAAGGTCAATATTTCTATAAGGGCCTCGTCTGTAAGATTGTCTCGATTTTCATTTAGAATGTTAGTAGCTTTGTTAAACTGTGTTTTAGCGTATTGTGCTGAAACAATATATTGACCAATTACAGTTTTAAGCGCCCCTGCAGTAAGCCCTATGTCTCCACCAACTGCTTGTATTGCAATTCTTGCGTCGTTATCAGACAAACCTGTACCAGCGCCAAGCTTTTGAATAAAAACAGCCATTTCTTCTAAACGGTTAATAATAAAAGCTTCAGTAGCTTCTACATTGCCTTTAATTTCTTCAGGAACTGGAATACCCAGAGTGTCGCTTAAAAATACTGCCGCTTTTCCTAGTGTTAATTTTGTAGTTGCTCCGGGTCCTATAAAAGCTTGATCGATAAGGTTTAAAGCTCTTACACCGCTTTCTATTGTTTTCGCACCTGTTTTAGCTGCAGCGTGTAACTCTGCATAATCTGTAAAAGCCATTTCAGCGAGAAGCTCATTAACCTGTTCGTTATCATTAAGTTCTTCATTCTGCGTTCTGGTAATTGCAGGAGTAAGGCCTAGACTGCTTGGCTCAACCCATTCTTTTTCACCTTCTTTTCCTGTTCCAAATAAAGGGTTTTTAACTAAGCCAGACTCTTTACGAACAGTTCTAAAAACTTGATTATTCTCTTTATCTGTAAAAGCTATTTGTTCTGTTTGTAAACTCTTTATAAGAGAGTCAAACCCTTCTTTTTTCATTCCAAAAACGTCTTCTTTAGTCAGATCAAGTTGAGTAGGATCAGTAATTCCCACTTGTTCTAAACGAACTAGACGTCCCTTTTTAGGAGAAATTTGTTCCACTTGTTTAGCTTCAAGTTCTATCAGTTGTTTCTGATAATTACCTATATCTCCAGCAAGAATGTCATCAGCCGACACTGTAATTCCTACTTTTCCAAAACGTTCAGACATACTTGCAGCCAAATTGCTTCGTTTTTCTTTCTGTTGTGCTTCTTGTGCAAGCCTTGATGCTTCACCTGCATAAACAGTAGCTTCTTTAAAGTTGCCTCTAGCTTGATAAAGCTTTGCTAGTTTTAATAAGTCCTCAGGTTTAGACATATCAAGGTTTTCAGAACCTCGTTTAAAGTCAGCTTCCTCTCTTGCCTGATTAAAAAGCATACCGCCAGCACCTAGAGTTCTTCCAATTCTACTCAAATCTTCTGATAACGCTGGAGAAGCAAGACGAGATATTAACCCTTGTGATAATCTAGCCATTATTTTTTCCTATTAAATTTTTCCAAGACCAGCAAATAAACCAGAAAGTGCCGTTTCGGCTACACCTGCTCCTAATTTTCCAATAAGATCAGCTTGACCTATACCGGACGCAAGCAACGCATCAAGACCTGAAGCGTAAGTTTCTCCGTAAGCACCTGTTTGTTGAGCTAAGGCTTGTCTCGCTCTTTCAGAAGCTGTCATGCCCGGAGCAAAAGCCCCTGTAAGCTGTGCTTGAGGTATATAACCAGAAGCTAACATTCCAGAACCCATTGCAGCAGCGCGATCTCTTTCTTCCGCTACATATTGCATAGCAGCTAGTTCTGTTCTAGCTCTGGCTTCTTCTCTTGCTTTTTCAAGCGCAAGCTGTTCTGGAGTTCCTCCAAACATAGCAGTGCGTACACCTAAACGTCCTTGATTAAACAAGTTTTCTTGCAGAGCTTGTCTTGCTCTTTCTTCTTCAGGACGAGAAAGTTCTCTTAGTCTGTCGTAAACTTGTTGTTCTCTTTTAGACATATCTTGAGTAGCAAGCCCAAACAAACTTTCGGCTCTTGCTAACTGAGCTTCTTGTAAAAGCCTTTCATTTTCTGATAATTCAGATTTAAAAATTCTTTGTCCAGTATCAGGATCTACAGACATGCCAAACTTACCACCCGTAGGGGTAGTTACTGTATAAGGCTGAAATTCTAAACGTCTGTCAAGTTCAGAAGCTAAACCAAGACGATTTCCTTCACTATCAAAAATAGCGTTTCCTTCATCGTCAACACCTGCCATTAGTTTAGCAGCACGATCTCCTATTGTTCCTAGTCTATCAACACCTTGTTCAACTAACTGTGCTCCTAAACCGGAACCTAACAGACCTCCAATAACTTCTGCTATGCCATCGCTCATTAGTAGGTTCCTCCACTAATATTTTTAAAATCTGTAATTTTTGTACACCTGTTCATAGTATTCTACCCACTAATGCAAGTACGTTTATTTCCTGTAATGACAATTCATCTCCGTTAATGTCTGCTTCCATGTTAATAGACACACTACCACCACTTCCGTTAGCATTAACGCCCAGCTTTGTTGTTACTAGCTCACCTGTAGAAAACTGGCCTATATTAAATTCTGATGTATTAAAATATGCAATAGACTGTGAAGGCAAAGAAATAAAAGATGAACCGGAAGTTGTTTTAAAATCATAACCCCAAGTTATATAAATATTAGCCCCACTGCCCCCTATAATAACAGGTCTAAGTTTTTTTACAAACTTAAGTCTAGTGATGTCGCCAAAAGTAAGTTCAGGGCTTGTGTACTGAAAACGGTAAGTTTCTCCGTTATCTAAATACCCTGAATATTCTCCTAGTCCGTTTACGCTTCCTATTAAAAGAGTCCCGTCGTCTTTACGCTCATAACTTGTAAACCCTGTTCCGGGCCATCGTGTTACACGGTAAGAACCGCTTTCTTGTAATGTACCTCTTACATCAAAACAATACGTTGTGTTAAAACCTGTCATTGTAAGAAGGTAAAAGCTTTCTTCAGGAAAATAAACCGATCTAAAAAACTCAGTTTCTGCACCAACTAAAGCAACTAAGTCTTTAGTAATTGTGCCAGACAAAGTGCTTATTGGCATAGACTTTTCTTGAATAGTCCTACCAAAGCTTTTAAGGCCCATGTTAGACAAAAATATAAGGTCTGTACCTGTATGTTGCACTGTGTCTCTGCCAGCACAACCTATGCCAGCTACGGTATCTGAAAGAGTCATAGAAGCAGGAGTGTCTGCACCTGCATAAACAACAATACTGTTTTTACCGAATATTATTAACTGATCGTTATGAGCCGCAAGAGCAACAATTTCATCATAACCATTAGGCCATACTTTAGAAATATCTATAGACCCTGATGAGCCTCCTGTCCAGATATGTCCCGACAAAAGATCAGACCAGTAAATAGTAGACTTGTCAGTAGCAAAATCTGCGGTCCACAACCTACCATACGCTGCAAGAACTTCATTACCGTACATTGCAGATGTTAAGCCAGCAGCACTATTAACTGAGCTTAACGTAACGACATTACTATTAGCACCACCTGATGATCCTGATGCTATTGTATTATAAATTAACGGTTGATAACCCCGTTGAAAAAAATAAGTGCTGTCGTTAAAATTAACCATCTTCCAATCGTTAGCACTTATGCTGTAACCGCCGGGAGTTTCGTCAGCTAACGTAGCTACACCGCTTAGTATTTTATTGTTACCTACAGAAAATATTTTAGTTGTACCAGCATCGTTTTTAAACTCTTTTATAGCTGTTATTTTAGCAGTTCCCAGTTGGGTTTTGTTTGTTGTTTTAACATCAAGCCCTTTACGTGCAGCAAGACGCCCACGCTGGTCTATTACAGCGTTATCTGCAATTTCAGCAAAAGTTTGATCTTGAGCTATTGGCGAATCTTCGGTGTTAATACCTTTAAACGCTGGAGCTACAAGGTTAATGCTGGTTAACTGTTGTGCCATATTATTCTCAAGGTGTGTAGAAGATTAATTCTTCAGGATGTCTACCAGCATCGTGAGCTACAGCGTCAGACAAATACTTGTTTGCAATCTGAAAGTGTTCTGCTACTGAAGTACCTGTAGTTTCACCACGTTCTCTTACCGCTAAAGCAAGAGCTAGCTGTACAACAGGGTTTTCAGGAACTGCTAAAGAATCAGAGTCTGCACTTAACGCAGCATTGCGTTTTACTGCGTCTACTCTTAATGCGTACACTGCATCGGGTTTAGGATAAACGTCTATTGTCATGTCTCCATTACCGTCTACACCAGCATACGTGTAGTATCGTGGTGCTCCTGAAACAGGGTTATTTATGTGATACTGTTCGTCAAACCAATTATTAGTCTGGTACTGCATAACAAGATTAGACGTGTCGTTAATAATGTTTAGCTCTTTTATTTTATCTGAGCTACCTGTCAGTGAATAGTTAGACGTACCGGAAACCGTATTAATTGCAAGTGTAGTTCTAAGCGCAGACCAATCCCACGAACTTTCTACTAAATCTTTAGCGTCGTTTACAAGATCACCTATAAGTTTACTGTAGCTGTCTGCTTGAACAGTAGACACTTCGTTTTCTCTTAGTCGCCTAAGAACGCTATTAACTAGCTGCACATAAGTCACGAGAACATTCCTCCGTCTCTCATAAGACCTTGTAAAACAGGTCTTGTAGGTTCTGTATATAAAGTTGCTGTTTGAAGATTTCTAAGCGGAGTTATCATATCTTGAAACAAAAACTCTACGGGTGTAAAAGGAGGTAAATTTAAATCCCGTCTATTTTGAGCAAGATCGGCCTGTTCAAACTTAATTCGTCCGCCTCCTCCGCCTCCGCTTGGCGGTTCTGGTTCTGGTGGTGTGGGCGTAGGTGGTCCAGTAAAAGGATCATCTGGCGGCGGTGGTGGTTGTGTTAAAGGATCTTCTTGAAATGATTTGTTATGTACAATAACACCGTCTACAGCATACGTGTGTGTTTCTGCTGTAGTAAAGTTATAAACTTTTACTGTTTGTTCTTCGCTACTAAGTTTTTTAACTTCTTCCGTTCCGTCTACAGTTATCAACGTATCGCCTATATTAAGCTGTTGTACGTCAATGCCGTATGACATATAAAGGTCTTTAGAAGCTTCTGAATTGTTAGATTTCCAACCTTCTTCCGTCAAAAATGGATGAGCTTCAGTTGTAACAATTCTGTTGTTTATTGTCCAAAGAGTTCTTGTTTCTTCAGGAATATCGTGAACATAAACAACTGTATCCGTCAAACCGTCTTTTGCAAGAACAACATCATTAACTTCTATGTCTTCAATATTTTTTAAGGTTCCGTCTGCCATATTTACAGGCGTACCCGCTACAAAACAAGATAACCTATCGTCTCGTTTTTCTGTAGTGCTTGGCCCTCCGCTTCCCGGTCTAACTTTAGGCTTATCATCAGGCGAAATTACTGGTCCAAGAGGTTTTTTTGGTGGAATTTTGGTGTCATCTGGAGGAGGACCGTCATCTAGTGGGGGCCTTCTATTGGTGTCGTCAACTCTTCCTGTATTGGGCGGCGGCGTAGGAGTATTAGTAGAATCATTAGGATAGTCATCACTATTGTCGCCTATACCGTCGTTATCACTATCAACGGTTTCTGTTGGGTCGTCAGGAAAAGCGTCTTGTGAATCTGGAACCCCGTCACCATCAGAGTCAAGATCAGTACCAACAGGCGGTGTTTCAGTAGGACCTTCGTCTAAACGAAGCGTCGGTATAACTTCTGTATTTACCCTATTAATAAGATCGCCTACCCACCAAACGCTAGGGTCAATAACACCTTCAAATTCTGAGTCAAAAATGCTTCCAATTACGTTACCAGCTATATCAAGAATATCCCCTACGCTGTTTACTGAACCAACGTCTTCAAGTTCACCTAAAATATCTGAAGCTTTATCAAAAAGTTTTTGAGGAAGACCTTGTATATCGCCCCATAATTCTCCTATTTTTGCAGCAGCAGAACTAGCAAAAACATTGTTTCCGTTTTCGTCAGTTATGTCTATTTCTAAAATACCGTCCTTTATAAAAGGAATGCCAGTATTAATAATTAGTGTTTTACGGCCTCCCGGCTCACCGTAAACTTTTATGCCTATTCCACCACCACCAAGTAAAGCTTTATCGAGAAGTGTTGAAAGCTCTTTATCTAACTCATTGTCGCTTTGTAAAATTTTAGCTAATTCAGCTTCCGACATTTGCTGAAGCATCATAGTATATTTTTCAAGCTCTAAATCTTGTGCTGCTTGATCCCCTGTTAAATCTGGATCTGTTTCAAAAGTACCTTCTTCTTCAGCACCGTCGTTTACAACTTCTTCTCCTTTTAAGAGTCTTACAAGATTCTTAACGTCAGCTTCTTCATAACCAGAGGCAGCTTGTAGCAACTCCATTACATTGTTTATTTCGCCACTTTGTCTTGCGCCGTCTCTTAACCATTGATAAAAAAACTTTAAGTCTGGATCACTAACAGTACCTATAAATGTATCAAGTTCGCTCCATCTTTCGTTTGGCCTATTTGGATCTCTTTTATAATTTCGATTCTCAGTCATCTAAACCACCATAGACGTAAAGACAGCCAACAGGGTTGTTCCTGCTGCACCAATGACCAACCAAGCAACTTTCTCCCACCTAGCGGAGTGTTCTTGAGTAGACTTCTTTAGTTCTCTCAGTTCCACAGTTGCTTCTGCCCAACGCTCACCACATTCTTTTTCATGTACAGCTATGCGCTCCAAAGCTTCTAAAGCTATGTCCAACGTGTTTGTTAAGTTTTGAGACGGTTTCACTTAGGCATCCTTACGTAATTAAGAGCATAATGATCCC